TATTCAATCACTCAAAAACAAGTTGCTTTAAGTGAAAAAATTGTTGCATATAACGAAATAATCAGGCAGCAAAAAGCGGGTGAAATTAGCAAAGAATTAAAAATACTTCGTGTTCGCGAAATAAATCTTGAGTATCAAAAGCGTATTACAGAGATAGACCGGCAGGTTCAAGAGGAAAACCAACGTGATGCTGAACGTGCCGCACGCGAAGCAAAGCAAGCTGCTGATGAACGCTTGAGGCTGCAAAAGCGCCAAGCCGATGCGTATCTGGAATACCTACAAATTGGCGATCAAGTTCAACAAGTTGAAAGAGAAATTGCAGATTATTCACGAACTGAACTGCAAAATGCCAAGCAACGTGTCACCGAGCTAAAAGCTATCGAACAAAGAGAGCTGGCGATTTTTGATCAGAAATATCAGGCTGCAATGATTGAGGCAAAAATAAATGGCACTGTTCGAGAAACTGCTGCAATTTATGGAAGGCAGCAAGAGCTGTTAATCAGACAGCAGCAACAACGTCGCCTTCAGCGCCAAGAAGCAGAATTGCAACTTCGGTTAGAACAGCAAATCAATCAAGTTCAAAATCGTGGTCAACGATTCGAACGTCGAATTGGATTTGCTACTGAAATTGCTGGTATGCGAGGAGGATTGGCCACCTCTCCTGCCGCTCGTCTTGGTTATGAACAAGAGCAATTACGTCTTGAACAGGCACGTCGTTTTTATCAGGAGATCAGCCTTCCCGAGGCTCAACTTGTTGAAAAACGTGCAGCTCTTGAAGAGGCCATTCGGCAAGGTAATGCAACCTATGCGGATACGTTGAGGACGCAAATAAACCAAGAACAGGCACTCGTCAATATCTCCAAAGACCAACTATCCACTGTTTTCCAACTGCAAGAACAACAACTTCTTGCCAATGAACACGCCCGTCAATTTGGCGGCATTTACGATGCAATTGGCGGCAGTATGACAAATACTTTTGATTTGCTTGTTCAAGGCAGTGAAAATTGGGGCGCAAGTTTGCAAAATATTGCCGCAACAGTACTGCAGGATATCACTCGTCAATTGCTCAGGATTTTTGTGATTGAGCAATCCATCGGATTTATGCGTCGGATATTTGCGCCCACTGCTCCCGTGACTGATGTGCTTGCATCTTTCAACCAAGGAGTCTCTCAATATGGTTTCGCGATGGGCGGCATTATGACCCAGCAAGGTCCACTCAAGCTCAAGCGTTATGCCGCTGGTGGTATTGCAACCGGTCCACAACTGGCCATGTACGGCGAAGGAAGCCGTCCTGAAGCCTATGTGCCGCTGCCTGATGGCCGCAGCATTCCTGTGACGATGAAAGGCGGTGGGGTCGGTAATGTTGTGGTGAATGTCGATGCCAATGGCAGCAACGTTGAAGGTAATGGTCAGCAGGCCAATGCACTTGGCAAGGCAATCGGCATCGCCGTTCAGCAAGAGTTGATCAAGCAAAAACGTCCTGGAGGCTTGCTCGCGTAATGGCCACTTTCAACGACGCCACTGTTGGCACCAGCACAGGCGGCACCACGCCTGATTTCGGTGCATCACGCAAAAGTCAACCTGTTGTTCGCAAGGTGCAGTTTGGTGATGGCTACGAGCAACGTCTGACCTATGGGTTGAATCAAAACCCACGCGTTTGGGATCTGACTTGGACAGCTAAGGACAGTACGGATGCCGATGCCATTGAGGCGTTCTTTGATGCACGCGCTGCTGACAATGCCAGCTTTGATTGGACGCCATTGGATGAGGCAACGGCCTACAAATGGGTTGTTGAAAGTTGGTCGCGTGATCTGCGTTACGCCAATGTGAACACCATCACAGCCACCTTCCGTCAAGTATTTGAACCCTGATGGCGTATTCAGCCTGGGCTAGTTCAACCGCATACGTCGTCGGCGACATTGTCCGCGCCAGCAGCCTGCAGGCATCCGGCCTCGTCTTCCAATGCACCACGGCCGGCACCAGCTCCAGCACCCAACCAGCTTGGCCAACCGACATTGGCAGCACCATTACCGATGGCACGGTTGTCTGGACAGCGATCAGCAGCGTCTATGAAGAGTTGGCCGCACTGGCACCAAGCGCCATCATCGAACTGTTCGAAATGACGCTGGACACAACTCTGCACGGCAGCAGTGATACCTACCGCTGGCACAACGGCTGCAACGCCAACGTCACCGGCAACATCACTTGGAACGGCAACACTTATACCCGCCTGCCCGTCAAGGCTGATGGCTTTGAGTACAGCAACACCGGCACGCTGCCACGCCCCACGCTGACCATCAGCAACTTGGATGGCACCATGACCACGCTGCTGTTGCTGGTTAACGCCACCACACCCGGCAACGACCTCGGTGGCGCCACGGTCAAGCGCATCCGCACCCTCAAGAAGTACCTTGACGGCGAAACCGCCGCAGATCCCCACGCCAAATTCCCCGATGAGGTTTGGTACGTAGACCGCAAGGCAAGCGAAAACCGCGACTCGGTGAGCTTTGAGCTGGCCAGCAAATTCGACCTCGCTGGCGTGATGATTCCCAAGCGCCAAATCATCGCCAACATCTGCCAGTGGAAATACCGCAGCAGCGAATGTGGCTACACCGGCAGCAACTACTGGGACATCAACGACAACGTGGTGGGCACACTGGCGCAGGACAAATGCGGCAAACGCCTCAGCTCCTGCAAATTGCGTTTCGGTGAAACTGCCGAGTTGCCCTTTGGATCCTTCCCCGGCGCTGGTCTGACCCAATGAAACTCAGCAAATCCATCCAAGAGGCTGCACTGGAGCACGCCAAAACAGAGTTTCCAAGGGAATCCTGCGGCTTGGTCGCCGTGGTCAAAGGCCGCAAGCGGTATTTTCCCTGCCGCAACATGGCCGAAACACCAGACGAACATTTCGTGCTGGATCCCGCTGACTACGTTGCCGCCGAGGAGCAGGGCGAAATCGTGGCCGTGGTGCATAGCCACCCCAAAACCAACCATGCCCCATCGCAAGCCGACCGCGTTGCCTGCGAAAAATCTGGCCTGCCGTGGCATATCGTCAACCCCCAGACCGAACAGTGGGGTTACTGCGAACCCGAAGGCTTTGAACTCCCTTACGTGGGACGCGAATTCGTCTTCGGCATCGTGGACTGTTACAGCCTGTGCCGCGACTGGTACAACCGCGAGTTCGGCCTCAACCTCAGCGACTACGACCGCCGTGACGAGTTTTGGTTACGGGGTGAGAATTTATACCTAGACAACTTCGCCAACGAAGGCTTCTACCCCATCCCCCTGGAAGAACTGCAGTACGGCGACGCGATCCTGATGCAGCTTGCATCACCGCTGCCCAACCACGCCGCCATCTATTTAGGCGACCAGTTGATTTTGCACCACCTACAAGGCCGACTCAGTAGCCGTGATCTGTACGGCGGTTATTATTTGAAGAGCACCGCCCGAGTCCTGCGGCATGAAAGTCGTTAAGGTCTACGGCGCACTCCGCAAAAAGCTCGGTCAGTGCCGCTTCCAGTTTGAAGCCGATACGCCAGCCCAAGCCCTCAAGGCGCTCTGCGTCAACTTTCCCGGCCTTGAAAAGTGGCTGCTGGATAGCGAAAAAGACGGCGTTGGTTATCGCGTAACCCTCGGAAAAGAAAAAATCACCGAACAAAACGCAGTGTTAATTGCGGCTCCATTTAGTGAGCGTGAAGTTTTTAGCATCACTCCAGTTATCGCTGGTGCAGGCCAAGGCGGAGGCCAAATCTTGGCAGGCATCGGTCTTGTCGCACTGGCAATCATCGCCGGTCCAGTTGCAGGCGGTTTCCTTGGTTTAGGCGCCGGCCTTAGCGGTGTTGGCGGAGGTATCGCAGCCTCTGGTTTGATTGGTGGCGCAGCCGCATCCGCCTTGGGGTTTGTCGGTTTGTCTCTTGCCATTGGTGGCGTCGCACAAGCACTTTCACCCGCCCCAGTTCAGTCCACAACCACAACAGAACGCGGACGCGACGCTGCAAAGTTTGAGTCGTTCACTTTCTCCGGCATCGTCAATACCGCAAAGCAAGGCTTGCCGGTTCCTATTGCCTATGGGCGTGTATTTGTTGGCTCCGCTGTTCTCTCCAGCGGCCTTGACGTTGACCAACTGATATGACACGGATTCTTGGTGCTGGTGGTGGAGGCGGCGGCGGTGGAGGCGGCGGCAAGGGCGGCGGTGGCGGTGGTGGTGGATCAAGCCGCACGCCAACAGAAGCCGACGATTCGCTGCAGTCAGTTCAATACGCCAGCGTGCTGGATCTGCTGTGCGAAGGTGAAATTGACGGCATCGAAAACGGCGAAAAGGGCATCTACCTAGAAGGCACACCCGTCAAAGACGCTGCCGGCAACGCCAACTTTGAGGGCTACACCGTCGTCACCCGCACTGGTACACAAGCCCAGAGCTACATCAGCAACGCGATTGGTACTGAAAGCGAAGAAGCAGTCAACGTTGAAGTTGTTAATGCCACTCCAATCGTTCGCACCATCACCGATTCCGACGTGGATCGTGTGCGCGTCACTTTGCAAGTTCCATCACTGCAAATCATCGAAGATGACGGCGACATTGTTGGCCACAGCGTCCAAGTCCGCATCCAAGTCCAGTACAACGCCGGCGGCTACACAACCGTCGTAGACGACACGATCAGCGGCAAAACCAGCAACCGCTACCAGCGCGATTACATGATCCCGCTGTCTGGTGCGTTCCCCGTCGACATCAAGGTCATTCGTGTAAGCGCCGACGAATCCAGCACCAAACGCCAAAACCAAACCTACTGGTTCAGCTACACCGAAATCATCGACGAAAAACTCCGCTACCCAAATAGCGCACTCTGTTACCTGCGGTTTGATTCCCGCCAGTTTGACTCAATCCCAACCCGCAAGTATCTGATTCGCGGGCAAAAAGTCCAACTACCCAGCAACGCCACCGTCGACACCACCACTTACCTCGGTCGCGTCACCTATTCCGGCGTCTGGGACGGCACCTTCGGCGCCGCAACTTGGTGTAACGACCCGGCTTGGTGCTTGTGGGACTTGCTCACCAACACCCGCTACGGCGCCAGCATCCCGACCAGCAGCCTGGATCGCTACGACTTCTACGCCATCAGCCAATACTGCAACGCCCTTGTCGACGACGGCAAAGGTGGCTTGGAACCCCGCTTCTCCTGCAACCTGCTGATTAACAGCCGCGACGAGGTTTACAACGTCATCCAAGAGATGACCAGCCTGTTCCGTGGCATCGCGTACTACGGCGCCGGCTCACTGGTGCTCCAGCAAGACAAACCGACCGACTCGCAATATCTGCTCGGACCAAGCAATATTGTTGACGGCATTTTTGTTTACAGCGGCACATCACAGAAAGCCCGCCACAGCGTCGCAACTGTTGCTTGGCAGTCCTATGACACCCTCGGCGAAGTTGAATACGAATACGTCGAAGACGCAGACGCTGTAGCCAAATACGGCATTATCAACAAAGACATCAAAGCCCTCGGTTGTTACAGCCAAGGTCAAGCCCACCGCGCTGGTAAGTGGGCGCTGCTGAGCGAGCAAAACCTGACCGAAACCGTCACTTTCTCGGTGTCTATCGACAGCGGCATCATCCTGCGCCCCGGGATGGTGATTGACGTTGCCGACCCGATGAAGGCTGGCACACGCCGCAGCGGTCGCGTCAGCTCTGCCACCACAACCACCATCACGGTTGATTCCAGCAGCAACCTGTCCGTCAACCTGGCAAGCAACCCACGCATTTCGGTAATTCTGCCCAGCGGCAACGTCGAACTTCGCCCGATCCAATCCATCAGCGACCGCACCATCACGGTCGGCAACCCATTTAGCGAAGCGCCCAACGCCAACGCCATCTGGCTGGTCCAAACCGACGACATTGAATCCCAGCAATTCCGCGTCCTCAACGTCGCTGAATCTGAAGACGGCATATACGGCGTCACCGCCCTGCAATACAACAGCAGCATCTACAACGCGATTGAAAGCGATAACACGCTGACTGCCCGCGACATCAGCAATCTCAGCGATCCGCCAGACGCAGTCAGCAGTATTGACGGCACTGAATATCTCTACCAAGACGGCCAAAGTGTTTTTTCTGGCTTCACCCTTAGCTGGATCAGCCCCAAGGATCGCGTTTCTGAGTTCCGCGTTAAATACCGCGTCGATAACGACAACTGGCAGCAGGTCAACACCACCTCGCCGTCAATCAAGATCCTCAATACACACCCTGGAACGCTTTACGTACAAATCCAGGCGTACAACTACGTCAACAAGGGCGGTGCAATCGCCACCGATCAATTCCAGCTTGTCGGCAAAACCGCCGTCCCCGGCAACGTACAAAACCTGAGTTTTGAGGCCATCAACGCCAACTCCGGCCGCCTGCGCTGGGACGAAACCGTAGACCTTGACGTGAAGGTTGGCGGCAAAATCCACATCCGCCACAGCAACCTGACGGATGGCAGCGCGAGCTGGAGCAATAGCGTCGACCTGATCCCCGCCAAATCGGGCAGCGCCACCGAAGCCATCATCCCGCTGGTGGAAGGCGAGGTGCTGGTCAAGTTTGAAGACGATGGCGGCCGTCAGAGCGCCAGCGAAACCAGCATCATCATCGACCTGCCCGACACGCTGGCACCCCTCACGCTGATTAACCGCCGCGAAGACCAAGACGTCCCACCGTTCCAAGGCACACGCACCAACACCTTCTACAGCGAAGAGTTCGACGCCCTAACGCTGGATGGCTCGGACCTGTTGGATGACGTGGTGGACGTGGACCTGCTGCCCACCTTCGATGTGATGGGCGAGGTGCAATCTTCCGGCACCTACGACTTCGCCACCACCGTTGATTTCGGCAACACGTTCTCCATTGATTTCAGCCGCTACTTCGTCACCCGCGGCTACTTCCCCAGCGACCTAATCGACAGCCGCCTAGGCGAGGTAGACACCTGGAGCGACTGGGATGGCGGCGTGATCGACGCGGTGAACGCCATCCTCGAACTCCGCAGCACCACCGACAACCCCAGCGGCACCCCGACCTGGGGCGCATGGCAACCGTTCGTTAATGGCACCTTCCGTGGCCGTGGCTTCCAGTTCCGCACCACGCTGACCAGCAACGACGTTGCCGAAAACATCCTCGTGGATGAGCTGGGCTACCTCGCCACCGTCCAACGCCGAACCGAACAGAGCAACGCTGCAGTGAGTGGCACCACCAACACCGCCGTGACGTTCCCCTACCCGTTCTTCACTGGGACGGCCAGCATCGGCGGCCTAAACGCCTATCTGCCCAGCGTCGGTGTGACGGCACAAAACCTGCAGGCCGGCGATTACTTCCAGATCTCCAACGTCACTGGCACCGGCTTCCAGATCAGCTTTTACAACTCCGGCGGCAGTCCTGTTACCCGCAACTTCACATGGAGTGCAACCGGATATGGACGGCAAGGCTAAACTTCTTGTATTAGAGGACGCCTGATTCGTGGCTCAGCACGATTACGTCATAGCCAACGGCACAGGGGCGGCTGTCAGGTCGGATCTCAACGGCGCCCTCGCTGCAATCGCCACGATCAATAGCGGCGCCACTGCACCAACTACCACTTACGCCTTCCAGCTCTGGGCAGATACCACCACTGGCCTGCTCAAGATCCGCAATGCCGCCAATTCGGCTTTCGTAACTGTTGGCACGCTTGCCTCAACCAACCTCGGCCTCGCATCGCTGGCTGGTGCGACCTTCACCGGCGACGTAATCCTCGGCACCACTACGGCACTGGAACTGCCGGACGGCACGACTGCCCAACGCCCCGGCACCCCGGTCAACGGGATGATCCGGTACAACACTACTCTCAACCAATTTGAGGGCTACAAAGCCAGCGCATGGGGCGCAATCGGCGGCGGTGCAACGGGTGGATCGTCTGATGACATCTTCTACGAGAATGGCCAGACGGTGACTACCAATTACACTTTGAGCACGGGCAAAAACGCCATGTCGGCCGGACCGATCACGATCAACTCGGGGGTGACCGTCACGGTGCCCTCTGGCGCTTCTTGGGTGGTGGTGTAAGTCATGCCAATCGCAATCAACGGCTCTGGAACAATCACCGGCATTAGCGCAGGCGGCCTGCCCGATGGCGTGATCACCACGGATGACATTGCGGCCTCTGCCATCACCCGCGCAAAGATTGGCTATGCGGGGGCGATTTTGCAGGTGGTGAGCACTCAGACAGGCGCAGTTGCAACAGGTACTACAACTATTCCGTTTGACGACACTATTCCGCAAAACACCGAAGGCAATCAATATATGTCTTTAGCCATTACCCCGACATCCTCTAGCAGCAAGTTGCTTATTGCTGTTAGAGCACATTTGGGCAATAGTGCTACCAACTGGGTAACTGGAGCAATATTTCAAGATTCAACAGTAAACGCCTTGGCAGCATCTTCCGAATATCTTGCAACCGCGACAGGCATCCAAATATTTAGTTTCGAGCATTACATGACCGCTGGCACTACATCATCGACAACATTTGCCTTTAGAGCTGGCAGCGGTAATGCAGGCACAACAACCTTCAATGGAGATGGTGGCAGTCGAAGAATGGGCGGCGTAATGGCGTCAAGTATCACCATTTGGGAGATCGCAGCATGACCATGAACCACTACGCCATTTATCACGCCTATCCGCAGGTCGTGACCATCAATGAGGCTGGAGCCTTCGACGCAGACGGCAACCTTGTCACCCTTGACCAAGCTCTCGTTGATGCCGCTGCAGTTGTTGTCGCTCAAGAGCAAGCACTGGCAACCGCCAAACGCAATCGCTCTAGCGCCTACGCCGCCGAGTCTGACCCGCTGTTCTTCAAGGCACAGGCTGGCGAAGTTGACCAGGCCGAATGGCTTGCCAAGCGCGAAGAAATCCGTGCTCGTTTTCCCTATCCCACGGAGGTGACCCCATGACACTCAGACTGAACGGCAGCACATCGGGCTACACCGAGATCGACGCTCCGGCGGTGGCTGGGTCGAACACGCTGGTGCTTCCGACTGGTAATGGGTCCGCCGATCAGGCGCTGGTCACCAACGGCAGCGGCACCCTGA